GCCCAACTGGCCCAATCGGTTATACTGGATCACTAGGAGCAACTGGCCCAACTGGCCCAATCGGTTATACTGGATCACTAGGAGCAACTGGCCCAACTGGCCCAATCGGTTATACTGGATCACTAGGTGCAACTGGTCCTATCGGTTACACTGGATCACTAGGTGCAACTGGTCCTATCGGTTACACAGGATCAATAGGAGCTATAGGTTATACCGGATCACTAGGAGCTATAGGTTATACCGGATCACAAGGTCCGGTATCAGGATCAAATACTACAATTCAATTTAATGATTCTGGTGTTGCTAACGGCGTTGCTGGATTTACATTTAATAAATCAGCAAATTCAGTTTACATAGCTGGTAGACTTGGATTAGGCAACAATACATTAACAATTTCTACTTTAAGAAATAGCCTAGACATTAGTGGTGGAACTAGTGCTTATGCTAATTATAGTGACGGTGTTATCCAGTCAGGCGTTACAGGGACTGGTTCGTATTTTAGAACAAATGCAACTACTGCTGCTGCTGTGTTTAATTTGTCAGGCCTTTATCATTTTTATGCTGTTCAAGATACTCTCGGTGCTGGTTCAACTATTACTAATCAATATGGTTTATATATTCACTATGAGCTAGTCGGTGCAACTAATAATTATGGAATTATTAGCGGTATACCAACTGGCACAGGTAGATGGAATCTATATATTAATGGATCAGCCCCGAACTACATGGCTGGTTCATTAGGTCTTGGTACTTCATCATTAACAGGTCATGGTTTAAGAAACTCATTAGATATTACCGGTGCAACTACGGCATACTCATTTTATACCAACGGAGAAATTCAATCTGATGTTACATCGGCTGCTGTATATTATCGTACAAATGCTGCAACCGCTGCTGTTGCATTCACAGCAGCAAACATTTATCATTTTTATGCTGTTCAAGGTGTTATTGGCGCCGGTTCTACTGTTACAAATCAGTACGGATTTAATGTAAATTCTTCATTAAATGATGCAACTAACAATTATGGATTCATATCAAGTATTGCTGCTGGTACTGGTAAGTGGAACTTCTATGCTAGTGGTTCTGCAGCTAACTATTTTGCTGGCGCAACTACATTTGCTGCTGCACTAACTTACGGTGGTGTAACTCTTTCTAATAGTGTCACTGGTACCGGATCGATGGTGTTGTCTGCTTCGCCGATATTAACAGGAACTTTGACAGCTGCAGCCGTAACTGCAGGTAATACCAATCTAACCGGTTATATTAACGTTTCTTCTACAGCTAACGTCGGTGGCGCCACAACACTAAGGGGTGCGCTGACTGTCAATGGTGCAGTGATCATCGCTAACACCGTGTCGGCCGGTAATACTACTGTCACTGGCTTCATCAACGTCTCATCCACGGCGAACGTTGGTGGCGCCACAAACCTAAGAGGCGCACTGACAGTCAATGGCGCAGTGACTATTGCCAACACTATGGCTGTTGGTAACACTACAATCACCGGAACTGTAGTTGTTACTGGAAATCTAGATGTAGTTACAATCAAAGCTAATAGTGCCCTTGGAACCGCAAGCCAAGTACTTTCATCGAATTCAACAGGTGGTGTTTATTGGTCAACAGTAATTGGTTATACTGGTTCTATCGGTGCAACCGGTCCAACCGGCTACACCGGATCTCTCGGTGCAACCGGTCCTATTGGTTATACTGGATCGCTGGGAGCAACTGGTTATAACGGCTCTATAGGTGCGACTGGTCCTATTGGTTATACTGGATCGCTGGGAGCAACTGGTTATAACGGTTCTATAGGCGCGACTGGTCCAATCGGTCCTATCGGTTACAGTGGATCACTTGGCGCTACTGGTCCAACAGGTCCTATCGGTTATACTGGATCACTAGGAGCTACCGGTCCAGCTGGTCCTATCGGTTATACTGGTTCTCTTGGTGCGACTGGTTATAACGGTTCTATCGGTGCAACCGGTCCAATAGGACCGATTGGATACACTGGTTCTGTTCCTGTAATTGGTGGTGCTACAACACAAGTATTATTCAATGATGCAGGTGTAATTAACGCAATTTCAGGGTTTACATTCACTAAATCAACTAATAATGTTTCCATTGCCAATAATTTAACTGTTAGCACAATTGGTGCCGGTAATACTACTGTCACTGGTTTCATCAATGTTTCATCAACAGCTAATGTTGGTGGTGCCACAAATCTAAGAGGTGCACTAACTGTTAACGGTGCAGTGATCGTAGCTAACACTATTGCAGCCGGTAATACCAATCTAACCGGTTATATTAACGTTTCTTCTACAGCTAACGTTGGTGGTGCAACTACTCTAAGAGGTGCACTAACGGTTAACGGTGCAGTAATTATCGCTAACACCGTCGCAGCAGGTAACACTACAGTCACCGGAACTGTGGTTGTTACTGGAAATCTAGATGTAGTTACAATCAAAGCTAATAGTGCTCTTGGAACCGCAAGTCAAGTACTTTCATCTAATTCAACCGGCGGCATTTATTGGTCAACAGTAATTGGTTATACTGGTTCTATCGGTGCAACTGGCCCAACGGGCCCTATCGGATACACTGGATCATTAGGAGATACTGGTCCAACCGGTCCTATCGGTTATACTGGTTCTCTTGGTGCGACTGGTTATAACGGTTCTATCGGTGCAACTGGCCCAACGGGCCCTATCGGATACACTGGCTCATTGGGAGCAACAGGTCCAACCGGTCCTATCGGTTATACTGGTTCTCTTGGTGCAACCGGTCCAATAGGACCGATTGGATACACTGGCTCATTGGGAGCAACAGGTCCTATTGGTCCTATTGGTTACACCGGCTCTCTTGGTTCAACTGGCCCAACTGGTCCTATCGGCTACACCGGTTCACTAGGAGCTATTGGTTACACGGGTTCACTAGGAGCTATTGGTTACACTGGTTCACAGGGTCCTGTATCTGGATCAAATACCACAATTCAGTTTAATGATTCTGGCGCTGCGAATGGTGTTGCTGGATTTACATTCACCAAATCAACTAATTCAGTTTACATAGCTGGTTCACTAGGACTAGGTTCAACTGCACTAACTGAATATAGTTTAAGAAACAGTCTTGCTATTACTGGTGCTACAACATCTCATGCTAATTACAGTGATGGTATTATTCAGTCAGATGTTACCACGACTGGTTCGTATTATAGAACTGTCGCGTCAACTGCAGCAGCTGCGTTTACAACTTCTTTCCTTGCTCATTACTATGCTACGCAAGGAACATTTGGTGCAGGTTCAACTGTAACAAATCAATATGGCTTAAATATTGGTGCTTCATTAATTGGCGCTACTAATAATTACGGCGTTTATAGCAATCTTCCAGTTGCAACTGGTGAATGGAACTTCTATGCAGCCGGTACTGCATGGAATTATATGGCCGGAGCTCTTGGTATTGGCGCCACGACATTAACCCAGTACAGTCTTCGCGTATCTCAGAACATTGCAGGGGCAACTACATCTTATGGTATCAGCACAGATGCAACATCCGCATCAACAGTAACAGTAGCTGCTTATGCGTATCATTCAGCTGTTTCAACAGCTACTGCAACATTTACATTAACTTCACTAATTCATTATGGTATTGTTGCCCCGAGCAAAGGTGTTGGTTCAACTATAACGAACCAGTACGGGTTTTCTACCGGTTCTAACTTGATTGATGCTACTAATAATTACGGGTTTTATAGCAATATTCCAGTTAGTACTGGTGACTGGAACTTCTATGCTGCTGGCACCGCATCGAATTATATGGCCGGTAAGCTAGGACTTGGTTCTACTACGCTAACCGGTCACAGTTTAAGAAACAGTCTTACTATTACCGGTTCAACTACATCTTATGGTTATTATAGTGATGGTGTAGTTCAATCAGATGTCACTACAACTGCTACATATGTTCGTACAAATGCTGCTACTGTCGCTTCTGCATTCACGTTATCAAACTTGATTCATTATTACGCTGTCCAAGGCACAATCGGTGCAACATCGGCAGTAACAACTCAATATGGTTTCTATGCACACTCTTCATTAATTGGTGCAACTACTAACTACGGTTTCTATTCTGCTATCGATACTGGAACAGGTCGTTGGAACTTCTATGCAAATGGAACCGCTAGCAATTTTTTTGGTGGGCCTCTTGGTATTAATGATGATCCTAAAAGAGGACCAATTGTAACATTAGACACGATTGTTGGCGGTTCAGGATATGTTGACGGAACATACACAGATGTAGCTCTTACAGGTGGCAGCGGTTCAGGCGCGTACGCTGATATAACTGTTACGGCCGGAGCAGTTACGGCCGTAACATTAGTTAGAGAAGGTGCTAGATACATCATTAATGATGTATTATCTGCGACTGACGCTAATCTTGGTGCTTCTGGTCTAGGATCAGGATTTACTGTAACAGCAACAGATGTCAGAAATGTTTCTATCACAATATATGGAGGTACCACAGCTGGTGTTGTAATACCTCCTAGAATAAGACTTATGTCTAATGACACAAGCGTGGGTGCAGGTCAAGAGTTAGGAACACTGTTATTTGGATCAATTGACTCTGGTGTTGGTGGTAGAGGCGACAAAGTTTGGTTGCAAGGTGTAGCAGCCGGAACAACCGGTGGCGGTTCTTTACGTGTATATACGAGCTTAAATGCTGGTGAACCAGCATTAAGCTTAACAATTGCATCGGCTGCTTCTACGTTTACTAATCAAATCGGATCTACGTTAGCTGGCAATACAGCTACTGGTGGTGGCCAAATTTATCTAGCCGGTGCAACTAGCAACAGAATCGATTTTTCTACTGCAGGCGTTGCAGCTCCAGCATTTACTACACGTTCCGCCGGAACAAAGATTGTACTATATCCAGCTGTAGCGGCGGCCGCCGCTGACTTTGCCATAGGAATTGATAGTTCTACTGTCTGGTCTAGTGTTAGTACCACTAGTGGATCGTTTAAATGGTATGGTGGAACTACACTAGCGGCCACTCTTTCTGGCGCTGGTGCTCTTACGTTGGTTGGCGGCCTCACGGCAACAACTGGCGCATTTAGTAGCACAGTAGCTGCTGGTAACACTACTGTCACTGGCTTCATCAATGTTTCTAGCACAGCGAACGTTGGTGGTGCAACTAATCTAAGATCTACACTGACGGTTAATGGTGCCGTTACCGTACCCAATACTATTGCTATTGGTAACACTACTGTCACTGGCTTCATCAATGTTTCTAGCACAGCGAACGTTGGTGGTGCAACTAATCTAAGATCTACACTGACGGTTAATGGTGCCGTTACCGTACCCAATACTATTGCTATTGGTAACACTACTGTCACTGGCTTCATCAATGTTTCATCTACTGCTGCTATTGGTAACACTACCGTCACTGGCTTCATCAATGTTTCTAGCACAGCGAATGTTGGTGGTGCAACTAATCTAAGATCTACACTGACGGTTAATGGTGCAGTCACGTTTGCTAGCGGTACTACAAAGCCGTCTTTTGCCGCAACACGCACTGTGGCGCAATCCATCCCAACTGCAACATGGACAAAAGTCCAATTTAACTCCGAAACATTCGATGAAGGTAGCTTCTACGACAGTGCCACAAATTATCGTTGGACGCCTCCAGCAGGCAATTACGTAGTTTCGGTTCACTGTGACTGGTATCCCACTTATGCAGGAAACTTCTATGTTGCTATTTACAAAAATGGTGCAGCCTATGCGTCTAGCGGGCAAAATATCGACGATGGGGCTGGACTGGGGCGGCTTCGAAACACCGCCGTGACATGTGCAGTAGTTGCCAACGGTACTGACTACTTTGAAGCGTACGCCTATTCTTCAGCCGCTACAGAAAATACCGGAACAAATACAGCTCTTATATTTAGCGGTAGTTAAGGAGACAATATGTCAATTCCAATTTCTCCACCAATTCCATACGACGTCGAAGGTGTCACAGCCGATCTCATTGCCCGTAACAATGGTCAACCCCTCGACGCCGAAACTCTCGCACTTATTGCAGCTACGAAAGCGGCATCGGACGCCGCCATAGCTGCTTTCGTGACCCCGGAAATTCCGGCTACACCGGTAGTACTCATTTCAGTATCACGGCTTCGCATGAAGCTGGCACTGAAAGATCTAGACTTGCTAACAACTGTTGAAGCGGTGGTTGCTTCGGCAGGAGAGCTAGCACAAATCTATTGGACAGAATCTACGATGTTTGAGCGCAATCATCCAATGGTCGTGAATCTAGGCGCTGCAGCCGGTTTGACACCACAAGAAATCGACGACATTTTCATTAATGCTGCAACGCGTATAGCTTAGTATAAATATCACATAATTTACAGGAGAATATAATGGCTGTTGTGTATACTTGGAGTGTGAAGGAAATTAACACTATTCCATCTGAAAATAATTTAGAAAGCGTTGTCAAGGTTGTTCACTGGAAAGTGCGCGGCGTCGACGGTGATCTATCAGCTGAATTAAATGGAAGCATCGCTCTTAACAAACCAGATCCAGTTAATTTTGTTCCATTTGAAGAAATCACCGAAGAGGAAGTAATTTCTTGGGTTAAAGGCACTATAGGAGAAGATATGACAGCTGCAGCCGAAGCGGATGTTGCTGCTCAAATTTTATACAAAACACAGCAACAGCCGGTGGCATCACCGCTTCCGTGGGCATAAATAACTAACTATTACATCATTTTATAAGGATATAAACATGAACACTGATCTAACACTTAAGCTTAGCATGGAAAAGATGAACGTTGTGATGGCTGCTTTAGGCAAGATGCCTTTTGAGCAGGTATTTCAGCTTATCACTGAAATTAATCAGCAGCTTCAGCCGCAGATTCCAACACAGGCTGCTCCTAAGACCGAATAATTATTAAGAGTTCCTTTTCACATAAATATGAAGAAACACGAGGGAAAGGGAACTCGAATAAATGGCTGATAATGATTTCGCAGTAAAAAACGGGTTAACCGTTAATGGCTCAGTACTAGTTGTTAATACATCTACTAGCAGAGTAGGTATTAACACGTCTAGCCCAGATGCATCATTACAAGTCGTAGGAACTGCGAACGTATCTGGTGCGCTAAGAGTTGGTGGAGTTATCACCGGTAATGGTTCAGCAGTAACTTCGGTAAATGCTATTGCATTAGCTGGAGCTCCACTAGCTTCATTTGCGCTTCTTACTGGGGCAACCTTTTCCGGAAACGTAACGTTTCAAAGCAGAATATTTCAGTCGTCAAACGGAATCATTTCAGCAGAAACATCTAATGTTGCTGCTCGAATTGATTCCGGTTTTTTCCATGCAGCATCAACATCTACAACAAATGGTTGGCCAGTAACTGGTGCGACTGCTTATAATCTGATTTCTGCAACTGATGATAATACCGGCAATTACTATGCAATGCAGTTTGCTGGATCATTTACGGACGAAGATCATCTGTACTATAGAGCCACGAACGGCCTAGGTACCACTGCATGGGTACGGCTTCTACATTCAGGCAATTTTAACAGTTGGGCTCCTACTCTAACAGGCACCGGAGCATCTGGTATCTGGGGAATTTCAATTACAGGAAGCGCAGCTTCTGCGACTACCGCCGGTTCAGCAACAACTGCGACGTCTGCAGCTTCAGCAACACTAGCTACTAAAGCATCAACGCTATCGAGATCTGGTGGTGATGGTGCTGCCATGACATTTACATACACATCAACCGCTGGCCAGCCTACGTATTTGTGGGGAACCAACGACGGTTCCAGTGTGCTAGCATATAACCCAAGTAATTTCAATGTTAACTCAGCAGTTTCAGCCGGAGCAGTTCCATGGTCTGGTGTTACTAGCAAGCCAGATGTTGTTATTAACAACGATGTCGGCAGAACATTAACAGATCTTAATGTTAATATTATTTACGACTCAGCTAATGCTTCATTTTACGTAGATCCGGCTTCTACATCTAATATTAATAAAGTCATTGCTGCTAACGTTGAAGTCTCAGGTACTATCACTGCGGTTGGCAACATCTCAACCAACGGAAATCTTATTTCTTCTTCTGATATCAGAGGAAAGGAAAAGATTGAAAGGATTGAAAACGCATTAGACAAGGTTTGCAAGCTAACAGGTGTTAACTTCATTCGTATTTCAGATGGCGGTGAATCAACCGGCCTAATCGCACAAGATGTAGTTCCTGTATTGCCACAGGCAGTTCAAGTAAATAAAGATGGTTATTTGTCTTTGGCTTACGGTAACATGGTAGGCTTACTAGTTGAAGCTATTAAAGAACTTAGACTAGAACTTGATCAGATTAAACGAGGTCATTAATGGCCACAACAATCACTGTATCTGGTATTACTTTCAGTGATGCAAGCGTACAAACAACAAAAGCAGCAACAGGATACACTGGTTCAATAGGATATACCGGCTCGATAGGAGCGACGGGACCTATCGGTGTAACTGGTCCAACAGGTCCTACGGGCGCGCCTGGCGACAATAGCGCTGTTACTGGACCGGCTGGTGCAACTGGTCCTATCGGTGCAACCGGCGCTCAAGGAGATATCGGTGCTATCGGACCTACGGGTGTTACTGGTGCGACAGGTCCTGCTAATGCAACAACCGGAGCAACTGGTGCGACAGGTCCTGCTAATGCAACAACCGGGCCAGCTGGTGCTGCTGGTGCAGTAGGACCATCAGGAACTACCGGTGCGACAGGTCCTGCTAATGCAACAACCGGGCCAGCTGGTGCAACAGGTCCAGTCGGCGGCACTGGCCCAACGGGCGCAGTTGGCGCAGTTGGTCCTACTGGAACGACAGGCGCAACCGGAATTACAGGAGCTACCGGACCAACCGGTGCGACGGGAACTACAGGGGCAACAGGAACGACGGGCGCGACTGGGCCGATTGGTCCAACTGGTGTAACAGGAGCAACTGGTGCCACCGGAGCAACCGGGCCCGCCGGTACAACTGGACCGGTAGGACCAACAGGAAGTACTGGAGCAACCGGACCAATTGGCCCAACAGGAACTGCGGGAGCTACAGGAACTACTGGAGCAACAGGCCCAGCAGGAGCACTAGGAACTACCGGCGCAACCGGATCTTCTGGAGCAACCGGCCCAATTGGACCGACCGGAACTGCGGGAGCTACAGGAACTACAGGAGCAACCGGACCTAGCGGAACAACAGGATCAACAGGCGCTACAGGTTATACAGGATCAATAGGCAACGTCGGTCCGGCCGGTTCGACAGGAGCAACAGGAGCAACAGGAGCAACAGGTCCTATTTCTCCTACAGGTGCAGCTGGCGCAACAGGTACTTCTGGGGCTACAGGAGATATTGGCCCAACTGGTGCAACAGGAGCGACAGGTGTTGCAGGTGCAACTGGTCCTGCAGGTTCTGGCGGTCCGACTGGCGCTACAGGTTATACAGGTTCAGTAGGATACACAGGCTCTATGGGACAATGTTTCTTTATTGAGACATGGTCGTTTGGCCCATGTCCACCGTAAGGATATAAATGACAACGCAAATCACAGTTGATGGAATATTAATATATCCAGATTTAACACAGACCACCACAGCTCAAACAAGGGGTTATGGCGGATCTAGAGGTGCAACTGGTTATACTGGATCACTTGGTTATACCGGATCTGTTGACGGCGCAGGTTCCATTGGCTACACGGGATCAATTGGGTATACTGGATCAATTGGATATACGGGTTCGGTAGGATACACCGGATCAGTAGGATACACTGGCTCAATTGGATATACAGGATCATTAGCTGGTTACGGCGGATCAATTGGATACACAGGTTCAGTGGGATATACCGGATCAATCGGATATACCGGATCAATTGGGTATACTGGTTCTATTGGTTATACTGGATCTCTTGTCGGTTATACAGGTTCTATTGGTTATACAGGTTCTATTGGATACACAGGTTCAGTGGGATATACCGGATCAATCGGATACACCGGATCAATTGGGTATACTGGATCTCTTGTCGGTTATACTGGATCTAGGGGTTATACTGGCTCAATCGGTTACGTTGGCTCTCTTGGCTATACTGGCTCAATCGGTTACACGGGTTCAATTGGTTATACTGGATCTCTTGTTGGTTATACTGGTTCAGTAGGATACACTGGATCAGTAGGTGCGACCGGCCTAATTGGTTATACCGGTTCTCTTGTAGGTTATACCGGATCAATCGGTTATACTGGTTCTCTTGTTGGTTATACGGGTTCAGTTGGCTACACTGGATCGATTGGTTATACTGGCTCGGTAGGATACACTGGATCAATCGGATACACTGGATCGATTGGCTACACGGGATCATTAACTGGTTATACTGGTTCAGTAGGATACACGGGTTCCGTTGGCTATACGGGTTCAGTGGGTTACACTGGATCGATTGGTTACACAGGTTCTATCGGTTATACTGGTTCTCTTGTCGGTTATACAGGTTCAGTGGGATACACTGGTTCTATCGGTTACACAGGTTCTCTTGTTGGTTATACCGGTTCAGTTGGCTACACAGGTTCTATTGGATACACTGGTTCTCTTGTTGGTTATACTGGTTCAGTTGGCTACACTGGATCAGTAGGATATATTGGTTCAGTTGGCTATACTGGTTCGTTTGGTTACACGGGTTCTAGGGGTCCTACAGGCGCAGCTGGTCCTGATGCAATTGCGCCTCCACCTGATCCAGGTCCTAGCCCAGGATAATGGAGATTAAATAAATGACAACAACATTATCCAATACCGGCGTAACATTTAATGATGGCTCAGTACAAACATCTGCGAATCTAGTAACCGGCGCTGCTGGTGCTATTGGAGCAACAGGTACAAGAGGACCAACCGGGCCTGTAGGAAATACCGGCCCTGTTGGAGCTATCGGAGTAACCGGCGCGCGTGGACCAACCGGACCGATAGGAAATACCGGTTCTATCGGTTTAACCGGTCCTATCGGTACTACAGGTTTGCGTGGTACTACCGGACCGCAAGGGGCAACCGGAGCAAGAGGACCAACTGGAGCAACAGGAACTACAGGTTCAATCGGCCCAACCGGAGCAAGAGGACCAACTGGCGGTCGAGGTGATACTGGAGCGCAGGGGGCAACGGGCGCAATTGGACCAACCGGAGCGAGAGGGCCAACTGGCGGAATCGGTCCAACTGGAACTCGTGGAGCAACTGGCGGCCGTGGTGATACAGGACTTATTGGGCCAACTGGCGCAATTGGTCCAACCGGAGCAAGAGGAACTACAGGTTCTATCGGACCCACCGGTCCTATCGGAGCGACTGGTGGCCGCGGTGATACTGGTGACATAGGACCAACTGGACCTGTCGGACCAACTGGTGCGCGTGGACCAACTGGAGGCATCGGTCCAACAGGAACAAGAGGACCAACTGGTGGTCGTGGAGATACCGGTGACCTAGGACCAACTGGATCTATCGGTCCAACTGGTGCTAGAGGAACTACTGGCCCTATTGGACCAACCGGTCCTATCGGCGCGACCGGCGGCCGTGGTGACACTGGAGCAAGAGGTCCTGTCGGAGCTATCGGTCCAACCGGAGCAAGAGGCCCTGACGGCCCAATCGGACCAACAGGAACACGTGGACCAACAGGTGGTATCGGTGATACAGGTTCTATCGGACCAACCGGAGCAAGAGGCCCAACTGGCGGGATCGGTGCTACTGGGGCAATAGGTCCAGTTGGTGCACGAGGAACTACTGGCGGCCGAGGCGACACGGGATCAATAGGTCCATCTGGAGCAAGAGGACCGGCTGGGCCACAAGGTTCTGTTGGTGCACGAGGAACTACTGGACCAACTGGTGGCGGCGGTAATGAAGGTGCTGCAGGATATGTTGTACCAGCACCACCAGGTGTACCACCGGGCGGCGGAGAATAATTGAATTTTAATAATGGAGTGTAAAATGGAAAAAGTTAATAATGATGACACGTATACTACTTACAATATGGCGAATCAACAATGGCTACACTATGCCTCTTTTTACATCATGGATAAGTTTCTATCTGATCAAGAATTAGTGATCGTCAATGGTGCACTTTCACATTCTCATTCTGAGATGGTTAAAGGCTCTATCATCTCTAAAGAAAAAATGAATATGGATATTAGAAACACCGATATTCATTTCTTGAGAAAGCAAGGCGATGCGGCATCGGTGCACTATGATTTTTGGGATAATGAAGTACTTAAGAGAGTTGACGTCATTAACAAGAACATTTTTGATTTTGAGTTAACAGGTTCAACAGCTCCACAGTATTCGATTTACAATCCTGATCAACATTATACATGGCATCCAGATGGTCCTATCGGAGTTATGGATGGTCGTGGCTTAAACTGCATTCCTAAAGCTTTATTGTGGCGTAAGCTTTCAGCAGTGATCATGTTGTCTGATCCGTCAGAGTACGAAGGCGGCGAGTTTCAAATCATGAATCCACATTCACCACCTGAAAGTGCACTTAACACATTGAAGCTAGATAAGGGATCAATTATCTTGTTTCCTTCCTTTATGTCTCATAGAGTACTACCGGTTAAAAGCGGTCAGAGAAGAACTCTAGTTTATTGGTTTGTAGGCCCACGCTGGAAATAAATAAGGCAAAGGAATAACATCATGTCGACACCTACAACCAGAGAAGAATTTAAAAATTACTGCCTAAGAGCTTTGGGTAAGCCTGTAATTGAAATCAATGTCGACGAAGATCAGGTTGAAGATCGTGTTTCCGAGGCTTTGAAATACTACGCTGATTATCATTTCGACGGTACAGGCAAGCAGTATTATAAGCATTTAGTTACAGCAGAAGATAAGACTAACAAGTTTATCACACTTCCTGAAAATATTATTGGCGCAGTTAAGGTCTTCCCTATTGGAGGAATGTTAACCGCCAATAATATTTTCGATATTCGTTACCAGATTGCTCTAAATGATTTGTACACACTTACTTCTGTATCAATGGTTCCATATTATATGGCCATGTCGCATCTTCAGCTACTAGAGCAACTTCTTATTGGTCAGAAGCCAATCAGATACAACCGTCATACTAATAAGCTATATATCGATATGGACTGGGATCTTATTTCTATCGGTGAATATATTGTACTTGAAGCGTACGGTATTATCGATCCAGAAGAATACGTAGATGTATGGTCAGACCGCTGGTTGGCCAGATACACTACTGCTCTAATCAAGCGTCAGTGGGGAAATAATATCAAGAAATTTGGTGAAATGAAGTTGCCAGGTGGATTGACATTTAATGGCCAGAAAATTTACGACGAAGCAGTAGAAGAAATTGAAAGGTTAGAGCATGAAATGATTGTTAACTTCTCATTGCCCGTTGCGGATTTTATAGGATAGTTTACCCCATTTTGTGTATAAATAATTCCATAGAGAAAGGAGATTTCTATGGAAAAATATGGATTCATTTATATTTGGTTTGACCGTAAACATAAGCGTTATTATATCGGTTCCCATTGGGGAACAGAAACAGATAGATATGTTTGTTCTTCAAAATGGATGAACAAAGCATATGCAAGAAGAACTAATGACTTCAAGCGACGTATTTTAAAACGAGTATATTCGTCTAGAAAAGATATGCTAGAAGAAGAGACTCGCTGGCTTCAGATGATTAAACCAGAAGAAATAAAGATTAGATATTATAATTTAAAAAGAAGTGGCAATCATTGGTCTGCTTCTGAATATGATCGTCTAAGGATAAACCAAAAAATAGCTATCAAAACAAAAGAAGCTATGTCTCGGCCGGATGTTAGAAAAAACTACGAAAACGGACTTAAAGAAAGAGACACCAGTTGGACACAGGATCCAAAGGTCCTAGCCCAGAAATCCAGATCTATGATGGGTAAGAATAAAAGGCCTGGAAATTGGAAGGCAGCAATCGAAAAGAACAGAGGTCGGCCATTAACCGAAGAACACAAAGCCAAGATAACCAATGCCGGTGTTTTTGCTTCAATAAATAAGAAGAAAATACAATGCATGCATTGTGAATTTACGGGAAACGCAGGTAATATTGGTAGATATCACAATGACAAATGTAAGAAGAAAATAGTATAATGGTAGTTGGCACGAACGTCTTCTTTAATAACTTCGCTCAGAGCCAGGAGCAACAGCTGTTCGAAAATTTGATCATCGAATCGATCAAAATTTACGGGCAAGAAATGATTTATATTCCACGCAATATCGTTTCTAGAGATGGAATTTATACTGAAGACGATCAGTCATCTTACACCGTTCCAATGTCGATCGAAATGTACATCAAATCAATTGATGGTTTCAGCGGCGACGGTGAATTCATGTCTAGGTTTGGTCTTGAAATTAGAAACCAGGTTGTGTTTTCGGTTTCACAAAGAATCTTTAAAAATGGTATTGCAGAAGTTATTAATATAGCGAGGCCTCGTGAAGGCGATATTGTTTATTTTCCTCTTAATAACAAAATCTTTCAAATTAAGTTTGTGAACGAAGATGAAATTTTTTATCAAGTAGGAAATCTTACCACATGGGAATTAACATGCGAAATGTTTGAATACTCTAATGAAGTATTCAACACAGGTATCCCTCAGATCGATCGCATTCAAAAGATTCATTCAACTAATATATTTGATTGGGCTCTAACTGACGAAGATGGAAACGTTCTTATGACAGAAGAGTCTGATTATCTTATCGGTGAAAAATATGATCCACAGACCGTTGATCCAGCGTCTATGAATGAAGAATTAGAAATAGCAGCAGATGCTATAATTGATTTCTCTGAAAGCAACCCATTTGCAGAAGATATGTAATGTTTAATGACCCATTCTATTTCTCATTATTGAGAAAATACACATCTTTATTTGGTACACTTTTTAATAACATCCGAATCACTAGAACAGATGAATCAGATGTTAAAAAAGCTGTAATCAAAGTTCCAATTACATACGCGCCAAAAGACAAAATGATGGCGCGACTAGAAGCGAATCCAGATTCAGATTTAAGTAAGCCTTCAGCTACGCCAACGATGCCGTACATTTCATTCATTCAAGATACACTAGACTACGATGGTTCACGTAAGCTTGGAACATCAGGTAGATCATCATTTCGTAATACAGCATCTAATAATAATCTTAGAACACAGTATAATCCGGTTCCATATAATATCGGCTATACACTGTTCATCATTACCAAGAATATCGAAGATGGCAATAAAATTCTAGAACAGATTCTTCCATATTTCACACCCTCATGGACGGTTACTGCAGAACTTATTCCAGAGATGGAAGAAAAGCGCGATCTAGAATTCGTCCTGAATTCAATCACATCTGAAGATACATATGACGGTTCATTCAAAGAACGTAGATCAATCATTTGGACTCTTAAGTTCACTCTTAAAGGCTGGTTTTATGGTCCTGTAACAGAATCCAAGGTTATCAAGTTTGTCAATGCACAGTTTTATGTTGCCAACACAGCTAATATCAATGATTCGGTTGGCGTGACAGATGTTTCAGAAAGAGTAACTGTTCAACCTGGATTAACCGCAAACGGATTGCCAACATCTAATATAGATCTTACAATCCCATATGCTAATGTGTCAGTAACAGATAACTATGGATATGTAACCGTAGTCGTAAGCCATGATGAGATAGACAATGAATAATGATGATTCAGCTAACAACGATCCTATTGCAGCATCGATGGGAATTTCACCTATTCCAAATGATAAGCCAAATCAAATTGTAAAATTGATGGGCGAAGTCATGGATGATTCTGCCAAAAAGGATTTTACAACAGCCAGATCTAATATCTTGGATGTAATCGATTCTGGTAAAGATGCTTTAGACAAGTTAGTTCAAATTGCCGGCCAGTCACAACATCCTAGAGCATTCGAAGTTGTCGCTAAATTAATCGATACTCTATTAGTGGCTAATAAAGATTTATTAGAAATTCAGCAAACTATCAGAGAAATCGACGCTGCCGATTCATCAACGACCGGTGGCAGCAACCCAACAACAGTGAATAACAATCTTTTTGTAGGATCATCAACTGATCTACAAAAAATTATTGCTAAAATGACAGGAGCTAAATTTGATCGAGGAACCGAGGATAAAGGATAAAGGTTATAACGGTAACCTCCTTCTAAAGAAAAAGAATGTAGAAATTGAATGGACTCCTGAGCTCGTAGAAGAATATATTGAGTGTGCGCGTAATCCGGTTCATTTCGTAGAAAGATACATGAAGGTCATCAACCTAGATAGAGGTTTGGTCGATCTTCATTTGTATGACTATCAAAAAGAGATGCTTGAATCTATGGTTTTGAATAGATTCACTATCATCACAACTGCTCGTCAGGCTGGTAAATCTACCGTGACTTGTGCTGCGATCCTATGGTACATTCTATTTCACCCAGAGAAAACAGTTGCACTTCTTGCCAACAAAGCCGACACCGCACGTGAAATTCTTGGTAAGGTTCAGCTAGCGTACCAGCATTTACCTAAGTGGCTTCAGCAAGGTGTTCTAGAATGGAACAAAGGATCTATGGTCCTTGAAAACAATTCTAGAGTGCTAGCGGCCGCCACGTCAGCTTCAGCCATTCGTGGTTATTCTATTAACATGCTTATTATCGACGAAGCTGCGCACATCGATAACTGGGAAGAATTCTTTACATCTGTGTTTCCTACGATTTCATCAGGTAAAGAGACTAAGACAGTTCTTGTATCTACCCCTAACGGTCTTAATCACTTCTATGATATCTGGAATAATGCCCAGAAGAGAAAGAATCAGTATCATCCGATTGAAGTGCCGTGGCATCGTGTTCCAGGTCGTGATCAGAAGTGGTATAACGATACTCTTGCTGGTCTTAACTTTGATACCGAGAAGTTCGAGCAGGAATACAACTGCTCATTCCAAGGTTCGTCTGGTACACTGATTGCCGGTTGGAAGCTAAAGGAACTTATCAATGAAATCAAAGTCCCTATTCGTAGAAATGAAGGCCTAACTCAATATGTCCTTCCAAAGGAAGGCAACAAATATACCATTGTGGTCGACGTGGCCAGAGGCAAAGGTTTGGACTATTCTGCGTTTTCTGTGGTAGATATTTCAAAAATGCCTTATGAACAAGTCTGCGTTTTCAAAAGTAACACTATGTTGGTACCTGATTATGCAGCTGTCGTCCATCAAATAGCCAAGTTGTACAATGATTCGTATGTCTTGGTAGAAATCAATGATATTGGTGAACAGGTTGCGTATACCATACATGATATGTTCGAATATGAAAATATTCTATATACTCGAATGGCAGGCCGAATCGGAAAGACACTGTCTTCCAGCTTCTCTGGAACCGGTACTCAGGCGGACATGGGCGTACGAACCACCAAGCCGGTTCGAAATTCTGGTTGTTCGATGTTAAAAATGCTAGTTGAACAGAATCAGCTTTTGATTTGGGACAATTTTACGGTCTCAGAATTGTCCACATTTTCCAAGAATGGTGATAAGTATGAAGCTGAAGAAGGCAAACATGACGATATTGTTCTTGGTTTAGTACTTTTTGGTTGGATGACCAATCAGCCGTACTTTAAGGAATTAACGGATATCAATACATTTGTCTCGCTCAGAGATAAGTCAGAAGATGACATTATGAATGACATCATGCCATTTGGTTTTGTCGATAATGGCAGACCAGAAGTGCTTACGCGGGAAGAACAAAGAGCTGGATGGGTGATGGTCGGAGACGATTCTTCAGACAACAGCTTTCTATAAATATTTGAGAATTTGTATGAAAAGATCTATATGGTCCAAGGAGAATAATCAATGCCATTTCAGTTAAGTGCCGGTGTTAATATCACTGAAATCGATCTAACAACAATCGTTCCTGCAGTTTCTACTGCGGTTGGAGCGATCGCTGGTATCTTCCGCTGGGGTCCTGTCGGGCAGAGATTGCTTGTCGACAGAGAAACGATCCTATCAGCAAGATTCGGTACCCCATCAAATCTAAACGCAGAAACATGGTTTACTGCTGC